TCTGCGTCTAGGCCTGTTATTGAATTGATATTAACTACTATTCCACCCATGCCTCCTGGGTTCTTTGTTGCGAATATAGTATCGTTTGGGTCTGTCTCTACTACATCGCCATTTGGTCGTATGATTGCATCTGCTACTCTGGTTGTTTTGGATTTTTTACTAAATAGATTTCCGAAGAATGAACCACCACCAGAATCATCACTACCAATTGAGCCAGATGAATATTCAGTTTGACTCCTTACCAGTTCATCCATTGCTGCCCTTGCTTCATTGATCTTGTCTATTTCAATATCCCAAGACGCTTTCTTAGATTCGATTGCATTCATGAAGGCATCTCTATTAACTTCAATCCCTGTTTTCTCTGCTAAGAATGCGTCGGCTTTGGCTTTTTCTACCTTCTTTACGTTAGTGAACTCTACTTCTCTTTCTTTCCTTAATATTTCTAACTCTATTTTTAGTTGCTCAATCTTTATTGCGTCGCCTTGAGCTGCCGTACCTTTCAATATCGCTAATTCTAGTTCTGCTAATTCGGCTTCTTTGCCTACTATTTGGGCTGTCTTGGCTGATTCTCCTGACAATTGTATCTGTGTTAATCCTAATAATTGATTCTCATAATCATTTAATGCTTGTTGACCAGCAAGAATTTCATCCCTAAGAACACTGAACTCTTTAGCTAGTGGTGTGAATTGCTTTCCAAATTCTAGTACTTTAGTTTTTGCCTCATCGAAGTTTAACGTCATTAAACTCATTTGAACTGATAATAGATCAAAAAATTGTAATAACCCGGTACCTGATTTGCCCTTCATGTTGTCCCAGGTTGCAGTTAATCTCTGGAGTTTCTCATCATGAGTCTCTATTAAGAAGTTCTGTGCGATCATTAGAGTCTCACTTTCCTTTAAGATAGCATTTGTTAGGGCCTCTTTCTTTTCTAGTTCAGTTAATGTTTCGGATGTTTTTCCTATTGATGCTGCATACTCTTGATGCGCTGCATCCAAATCGATAATAATACCCAAATTATCTAGAATCATACGTGACTGTCTACCAATACCTATTGTAATATCATCAAAGGCTTCGGGTACTGTTCTTCCGAATACCTTCGCACGCGCGGATGCGGCCGCCATTAGTTCGGGTAGTTTGTTCTCTGCTATTCCCAAAGCGAGTGCTCTGTTGGCTGCATTAACTAATGCCAAGTCGCTTGCCATACCATTAGATGCTTTACGTAAATCATTAAGCATAATGTCGGCTGTTTCGCCTAATCTTAAATTAAATTGTTGAAATGCACGTTCAGAATCAATTGCCACCTTAACTGCATCGGCACCAAACCCTACTGCTGCTCCGGCAAGTACGGCATATCCAAACCCTAAATTTTTTAAGGACCCAGTAAGTTTCTGGAATCCTGTTTGTTGTTTTTTGATAGAAGTATCTAACTTATTGAATTGTTTACTATAACTGTCCACTGCCTTAATAATAATATTTATTGTAGCACCACCTGCAGCGCCTGCTAATATTCCGCTTACCATTATTTTTTTCTCATCATCTTTCGACTAGCTTTTTTCCTTTCACGATTCTTTTTGTTTATGTATCGGACAACAGAGTTCCTTTCGAAAACAGTTAAACCTCGAATGTCCTTTAAGGCCCATCTGAAGTATTCGCATATTTCCAATTCGTTATCTATTGTTTTTTCTCTGTCTCCGAATTCGAGGGGAGCCATCCGTTCAGTTTGTTTATCACATCCATTAGTTTGGTTCGCTCTCTTAACAAAAGTCTGCTATAATCTTCATCTGACATGTCTGAGCTCTTTTTTATTAGAGCCACAGTGCTATCAGTGTTATTTTCGATCTTCTGTATCTCATCAAACTCTGGTGCAAGTAATTCGTGAACTTCAAAATCTTTCGACTCTGCAGTTCCATCTGACTTGGACAGTTCTAAGGTTATTTTTTCTTTCATTTTACCTCCTCTTACTTTACAATAAGTGCAACTAAAATAGCTACCAAACAGGTTACTGGATCGGTTAATGCCCATCCAATAAAACAAAGAACTCCTGCAATGGGGTATGCTATCTTATGTCTTAATTTCCATTCCATAGAATAGTTAAATAGTTTAACTACTTAAATGTTTCTAAAATGGGTTATAAGATCCTATCTTTGTTGCATCGTCATAAATCTCCGCAGAGACGTTCTTTGGTCTGATCTCAAGGGTTAACTCGTTTACTCCTTCTACTGTGCTTGGTGCTTCGAAACTTGTTATCTCACATCCACTCATTATTATCTCAGTATGTTGGCTTCCAGTTGTTGAATCTTGGTTCATATCCAAAGTTGCGTTAAATGTACTACCTCCTTTATAATATTGATTATAAACTGCTATTGAGGTTTCTGAGTCTAAGTCTGATGTCAAACTTAGAGTATAATCTCGGTTCCCTTGATATGGTGCGCCTATTACTCTTGATCCGTTGATGTAGTGTGGGCCTTCAACGTTATTGTTTACCTCTAAAGAAATATCTTTAGCTGTATCGAATGAAGTTCCAAACATAGTCAATGTTGCGCTATTCCAAAGATATGGTTTAACACTTGGTGCTGAGATAGTTGTACTTGTTCCTGATCTTCCATCGATTGATTGAGCTGTGTATCCTACGTCTACTGAGACCTTCTCTCCTTGTGCAATGCTCAGTGTATGTGTATTACTTACTGCTCCTCTTACTGTTCGAATGAAATTCTTTCCAGTTCCTGGTGATTGCTTTGAGTCTTCTAATGAAAAACTAAAAGGCACACTAGTTGAGTTGCTTGTTCCACTAACAAATGGGTTCTGAATCTTATCTGAATTAACTTCACTCACTATAACCTTATTAGTTCCAGCTGTGTTAGTTTCGTATACTGATCCAACCGCATGTGCAAAAAGCATCATGTCTTGTGCTTTATATGTAAGAGTACCTGTAACATCCAATGGACCATCTTGAAAATCTGCGTAACTTCTACTCAAATTCCCTAAGTATCTGTCCTCTAGCTTACCCTCGTTATCATCTATTGATGAGTCTTGTACTTCTCCTACCCATCTTGGGTTGGGAGTTGCAGATCCTGCGTAAGTTCCACTCTCTTGGAATAAAACTACCTTGTTTTGATCGCTTAAATATCTAGTCATGATTTACCTCCTTTTGATTCTATGAAAAATTATAGAAGTTATATGTTGCTTCCATTACTTTCGATTTAATTACATCTTCATCTACTTCAACTACACTAGGTATGTTTAAGTCATGAAGGTTTGAATCTACTGATCCATCTGTTGAAAATTGAATTGTTCTTAATAAATTGAATGCTGTTGTAAATAGTTCGTCTCTCTCTTTGACATTTCTGGCCCATATCCTTATTTCAATAGTGATTTGCATGTCCATCGCGTCTGTCTGCATGCCCGCGCGCGTAGCTGAATAATTAGGTGCTTTGATTGTAATCAGTGGATATTGTGTTTCTCTCTCCGGATAACTTGTCATAACAAACCTAGAATTAGATTTTCTACTTGATTGAATAGGATCAGTTATACTGCTTGAGAGGTTACTCTTAATAAAGAATAAAATATCTCTTACAAATGTTGCACTTTCTATCGTCATCGCTTTAACTCCGTTAGGCTCGCTTGCCTAGTGTAGATAACATATTTTTATATTTAAACGTTGATTGGTTTGTTATATAACCTTTTTTATCTCTGCGTTTACTATCTGTACTACTTTAGGTTGGTTTCTTTTCTTAGAATTACCGAAATGTTTTCTTGGCCTGATCTTACTTGTCCCGAATTCTAGGTTCTTTGCATATGTGACATTAGTAAAAACAGATGCGCTCATCTTGCTTATTTTAAACTGAATGCTTCTTAAGAAATTCCCTGTATCAACACTTGTCGGCTCGGCTCTACGCCCTGCAATGCTGTTTTGAACTTCACTCTGCATAAAAGAGGATCCTTTAACTAGTGCCTTCTTTACTGCAAATCCAATTTTAACCTTATCTTTAGATAGAATTCTTCTTGCTAATGGGATCCCTGTTACTTGAATATTTAAACTCATTTGCCTATCAGTCTACTCACCCAGTAAGCTCCCATTTGTCAAACGTCTAATAAAGACTTTCTTATAGATGTCTTGATCTCCTACATCCCATTTGATTGCGCCGTTTGGGACTAAACTCCATTCGTCTGTTCCTGGAGAGCCTATCCTTATTTTTAATTGGTGGTCTGAACCTGTAAATAATAAACTTCCATTTACGAATAGTCTTTTATCTGAATCGATTAGTTTTCCTTGTTCTAGTAAGATAGAATCAGATGTTCCTTTGGATGTAGAGAGAGGCATCACTATTCCGCTTGTCCAGACGTCAGCTCCAGAGATTGTTAAAACAGAATCATCGTCCCATACAGAGCCAATAGATTGATTGAAGTATCTTAATCTTATTTGTTGGCCTGCCTTAGTGACTATTTGTCCAAATGCTTGAGAATAATTATTAGCAATCAACTTACACTCCTAGCGAAACGTGCTCTTCTTCCAATAGACTTTAACGAGAATAAGCCCATATCTCTGAATTGTTGTGGGGCGTCTTTGCTTAATGTACTTAATGCTCGTAATGCGTTTACGTCTTGTGAATTGCCTCCTACTTCCAATTCTGCTAATTTTAGAGCATCACCATTAAATGTTCCGTTAGATGAAATCAATGCCACACCCGAGGTTGCTAGGGTACTTGCCCAACTAAACGTTTCCTGTATAGCTTGAGCTTTTGAGAAATTTAAAATAGGAGATTGATAACTTTCTTTTATTGAATTTGATCCGATAGTTTGACCTACAAAACTTTGAACATCTACTCTACTCATATTAACAGTCTCTACTAAGTTACCACTTACTCCTGTTGGCAATACAAAGCTCTCTGCTACATGATTGGCTATACTACCAATTGTACTAAGTGACATTAGATATACTCCACTGTACAAGGTTTTCCTTCATCATGATTACAATAATGGATTCTTCGTTTGTATTTTTTGCCTGATTTCTCTTTAGCTTTACATTTATCTTTGGCTTTTTTATCTGTGTCTGTTACTTCTTCTTTAATAAAGTCTTTATTTTCAGATTTAGTATCTTCTATTGATTCAATATATTTTTTCATTTTTTAAGTCTGTACAATTTACTTACTTCGCCTTGTGTTAAAACCCTATTATAAGCTCTTATTTTAGATATTGTTCCGTTCAAAAATCTACCAACACTACCATCACCTCCAAACCTATATGTATTTGATGTGCTTGAAAAAGGTGTATGAGTATCTGTGCTTTGGAAAATTCCATTTAAATATAAAATTCCATTTGTACCATCATAAGTTATAGTTGCCATATGCCAAACCCCTGTTGAAACTGCTGAAATACTATCTATTGTATGCCCTCCGGCATTATCAAGTATACATGCTAATTTACCCAAAGTATTGAATCTAAGTCCGGGTTCATCATCTTGTCGATAAAAAATATAATCCAAATTACTTATAGTTGTTGCATTAAACCATACATTAATAGAAAAAGGCGGTTGTAAATTAAATCCAGAACTTTTTTGTATAAAATCATCAACACCATCAAAAGACATAGAATTACTTGGATTCCAATTTTTCCCATCTGCATTTGTACAACCATGTATTTGACCATCATTAAAATTTATTCTATCTATTGCAACTATAGTGTCTCTGAATAATTCTGTTGTTTCTGTTCCAGAGTCTGAATTGTAAATTGTTGCTATTTCGCTTTCAGAAAGTGCTCTATCATATATTCTTACATCATCCATACTTCCATTCATATTTGATAAACTACCTGTTCCCCCAAAATAAGTAGGTGAATCCCTTGCGAATTCACTTTGAGTTAAAGTTCCAGAATCTTTTAAATCATTATCTACATAAAGTTTTATTGAAGTCCCATCTTTTATTCCAACAACATGATGCCAATTTGCATCTCCCAAATTATGTGAAACAAACTTGGAATCATTATCTGTTGTTCGAATAGTAAAACTTACAGATGTCGAATCAATTGCCTCACCACCTAAAAATGAAAATCCATATACGCCAGAACTTCCACCATACCCTCCAGAAAAATATCTAGCATAAGTATCTTGGTTGCCAGTTCTTTTTATCCAGAAACAAACTGAAAAATTCTCTGGATAATCTAATAAATTTTTATTTAAATTAACAGATTCATTATTTGTAGAATCAAACGTAAAACATTCATTAATCTTTCCGGTGTCTGTTAAATCAGCAGTATTGTCAGTTGATGTGCCATCATTACCGCCTTTAGAATCAATAACTACCCTATCTGCCGCATCATCATTCATCTTGTAATGAGCAACAATACCATCAGTTGGAACACGTTTAAGATCATCTAATTTCCAGTAACCAATTAGACCCCTGTCTATATCGTCACCATTTCGAGGGTAGTGAACCATTAAATTCCCCTACCGACTATTGTTGTTGATACAGTTGATGCTCCACTATTAGGTGTAACGTTAGTTGTAGTTGTCCTCATATATGGGAAATGAGAATTATAACTAAATACGTCTGTTCCTGCTGCTGTCCCAGAAGCATATGCTTTACTATCTAAATTAAACCAAGTTGATTCATCTGGGCTTGCCTCTATATTAACAGTTACGTCTGTTGTGGCAGTACCACTTTGGGCACTTACTGTATTAACGAAGACACTTTTTCGAGATAACCTTGAAATATTAACACTACTTCCAGTTGAAGCTACGCTTACACTTTCTAAATTTGCTTTATTAAATATGTCTGCTATTACCATTCTTCCTCCTTATATGTTTTAGTGAGATTATGTTGTTGATCCAACAGTTATCCATGTCGTATCACCATCGTCATTCATGTAATACATTCCGTTCTCTGCATCGATAGCCAAACCACTTACTTCGGCTGTCAGAACTCCGTCTGGATTACCAGCTACCCAATTAATTGAGGGCCTCTGTGCTGCTTCCTGGTTTCCTTCCATACCGTCTACTAAGCCTTTTACTAAGCTTCCAGTTGTCATGTTTCTTTTCTTTTGCTCCGTTTAATTTTCTGTGTTTTACTTCTCAGACGAAAAATTGAAAATAATAAAAAAAATAATTATTGGGTTTAACTTGTTGTTATCAATCCAATTGCTTTTGATCTCAATACTTGTACGTCGAATCTCCAAGTAAGAGCAGCACCTTGCATATCAAATGTTGGTAAGTCGAAGTTTTCCATAGTTAGATCTCTCTTGATTCCAAGTCCGTAGGCTTGCTGTCGATCTATAGTGAATCCGTATTTTGCGTATGTTGAACTACTAACCGCTGTAGTACTAAATCGTACAACGTTCATACCGTAAATGTTTCCTAGGAATCCTCTTGTCAGCATCTCAGTGTTACCCACCTTGTTTGCTTCAACAAAAGTATCAATATTCCTTAAGTCACTTAAGAATTCATTACCTACAATTAGGTCTGTAGGAGTATAGTCTTCTTGTTCTAAATTAAACATTGATTCAGTTATATTAGATATTGTTGCTTGTGCTCCACCTGCAACAGTATTACCTGCGCCTGCGACCAAAGCATCGATAATTAATTCGTTTTCTTTTTCTGCGAATCTTTTACCAGCTAATCTAATTTGTCTCTGTAAAATCTCGAACTGAGAGTCTTCCATTAATTCCCTAGTAATTCTAATTGCAACTCCATATTTCTTAGGGTTGAATTCTACGTTTACGTAATCACCAGCGTCTAAAGGAATTTCTGCTCCTTCTCCAACTTCTCGTACATCCATTGTGTTAGGATCTTCTAGGTTTAAGTTAAAAGTTGAACCTTCCCATCCATTTTGAACGAATCCGGCTAACTCTCTTGGTAACAATGTCTTGTCTACTTCATCGATTAAAGTTCCTAAAATTAATTTAGGAATCAATAAAGTACCTGCTTCCCCTTTGCCTGTGCTTAAATATTCAGATATTCTATTCATTCTAAAAATTTAAAGACGCAAGACAATAAAGGCTTGTTCCACTTGCTCCTGCTGTAATACCTCGTCCCATGTTCTTTTGTCCTCCTGGGAATTGAGCCCCTGAAGTAAATGTTCGAACTGAGTGATCGTTTACAACTTCCAATACCATTCCTTCAATAACTGATCCACCACATTTTACAATGTAATTTCCTCGTGTAGCTGCAGTACCATAAGCACCTGACGCTACGTCATCCAAAGCAATACCATTAACTTGTGCAACACCACTTCCAACTGTTCCATTTGCGATTACAACACATGCTTCAACATCTGAAGATGCGAAAGTACCTGTGCCTGAACTAATTGGATTATTACCTGTACCTGAAAATACTACAAACTGACCACCTGAAATAACTTCTCTTGCTTTAAAAGTAATTGTTCTTGGCACTTCGCCGTCAAACATTACTGTAGCTCCATTATCATTAGTTGATGTCATTATTTACGTTTAATAGTAAAAGCATGTCCTCTCAAACTACCAACACTTTCTGTGATTGAAAAATTAGCTCCTTCTTCTGCCTCTTCCTCTTCGGGTTCTTCTTCCTCTTCTTTTTCTTCCTTAGGTTCAGGTTCAGCTTTTGGTTCTGGTTTAACTTCCTCTTTAGGTTCGTCTTCGTCTGCCTCTTTTACTTTCTTAACTGGCTTATTAGATTTTTCCTCTTCCCGTGCCTTATCGATTAACTCTTGGTTAGCCTTTTGCACATCTTTAGTTTCCTTAAGTATAGATTTTACCTCTTCCAAAATTGCTGTAACAGCGCTTAGCTCTTTATTCTCAACAACATCTGTGTTTTTGTTTTCCATTTTTGCTTTATCTTTTCCCCCTTTCAACTGTGTATTAACTGCGACTAAGTCGTTTGAATGTGATTGATTTGATTTGTATGCTTCTTGTAATGCTGTACTAAACGTTGCACCAGAATCTGCGGGTACAGCAACTAAACTTAACTCTCTGAATGTTATTCCTCTTGGGATCAATTCTCCGTTTTCTCCTTCTTCGATGTCTGATACTTCGGCCCCTACAGATACACTGTTTAATCTACCATCACTAATCATCTCTTTTGCTACCTTGTCTATTACGATTGCTGAGAATGGGATGCTATTGTTTAATGTATTAAATTGGGCTTCAGTTACTCTACCTTTGATTGATGAGATTTCGTTTTTGTGGTCTGCTAATAATGGTACGCCTTTAAGTGTGCCTGCTGCTGATTGTAATTCTTCTGCTAGAAACTTATGGTTATTAGATGTAGTTGTCTCATTGATTGCGATTCCTTTTATCATAAATTCTTTGTTTTCTGTTGCTCGTTCTGTAATGGGAGCACTGAATTCTATCATTAAGTTTTGATTTGCTGTTGACATACATAAATAGTTTATTAAAAATATATTTAAAGGTTGATTTGAGTGTTATATAACTAGTTTTTTGATGTGATCTCTTTGGATTCATCTTCTAGCCTTAGGATAATGCTTATTTGCCTGTTCTTCCCACCGCTTACAGTGATAACTAGTTTCTCATTGAATGTGAATGGTACATTAACATAATTAGCACCATGACCAATTTGGTCTTTGGCTCTAACAATCAATGGGTAGTAGTCTATGCCTGAAAATGCTTGTAAAGTCAATACACTATAACCCAACTCACTGACTAGAGTTAGATCTACTGGTTCCTTGGCTGATATGATTAATGCTTTTAGGTTGCCTCTTATGTGCTTGGTTATAAACTGAGAAATACCTTCGTTAGTGTTTAGCTCTATCTTAGTATCCATCTAAATCCCTCGTAATCAATCTACGTCTTGATCTAAAGAAACTAGTATCTCTACCTCTATCATTTAGGTTGCCTAGTCTCTCTCCTTTTATACCTGGGACTTCTCCTTGAAATTGATTGGGCTTCATGTTTAATATTATGTTGCGAGATCTCTGGCCGCCTTCGCCTGTTCGGTCTTTCCATTTGCCTATTTCGGGTACATCCTCATTTCTGATTGTATCATCATTAGTCCTGGCTAAGAATTTGATTTCTCTGTTACGGGCAGTGGTTTGAAACCTTTGCCTTGTGTCGGGTTGTATGTGTACTGTCATTCTTCTAATATCATCTTCTCGTGAGCTGCACGAATCCTTTTAATTGCATCATTTGCACATTTACCACATAACCATAAGCCTGCTATATTGGTTAGCGCGAAACTCTCACACTTCACACACTTTGGTCTTTGGCATCCTTGCATCATCATTCTACTACTGGTGTCCAAGTACATCTGCATGCTACATGCACTGGAATTACTCCATTTGCTTCGTTAATATTATACACTTGAGCGTTTAACTCCTCACAAATTGGACATGTTCTATCTGATAAAGCAGCTAAGAATCTAACTTTCTTAATATCATTCTCATTGTATGTGTCTAAAATACCCATGTTTGCTAGTCTTACTGTTTCGGTTCTAGCAATTGAGTTTGGTCTATTGTTTGCACTTGCCACCACTTTACCATCGTTTAGTCTGTCTCTTAGCATAAGATTGTCTTTAATCTCATTTTCTATCTGTTTTATTGTTTGATTTTTCTTAAAACCATTCTTTAGGATGATCCTTAATTTCTCTACCTCTTGTGTCTCAAGTAAACCGTTGGATATGTCGGCTTCAGAGATTGCCTTTAGTGAATCGAATTGATCTGTTCGTAGTCTGCTTAAGATGTTGGCAGTATAATCCTTGTAATTAAGTCCTTTGGCTTCTTGTAAATTAACCCACTCTTTGATTGTCATATCTCCTGACATTGATTCAGTTAGTTGTTGGCCACATCCACATCCCTTCATATGAAGTTTAGCTTTCTGGTTGGCTGCTGGTTTTGCTCTTGGCACTTCTGGTTGAGCTATACTTTCCTCTTTCTTACGTTCAGGATTCTCTGGCTTAGTATCCTTTTGGGCATCTAGTTCAAGTTGTTTCTTCTCTTCATCCATTTGATCATCTAGCCCTACTTCTGGTTGTCTTAAGTAATCCTCTGCGTTCTCTATGTTAAGGTTTCTTGCTAACTCTAATTGTAACATCCTTCTTAGGTTCTCATCTATTTGAATCATACCACCAAGTAAGTCTTTGATTTGTTGTACTCTATTGTTAATCTCATCTTCACCTGGTAAGTTCCAGATAAATTCTACTTCTGCATCAAATCCGTTGGCTACTAGTAATGGCTTGAATATTTGCTGTTCTATAATAACTTCAATCGCTTCCTGTATGGCTCTAATTTTACGCTGGAAGGCTTCTAACTGCACTTTAGCCAAACCTTCTGGTATATTGTCCATTCCCATTAAAACTGCTGGTATCTGTATTCCGAACAAGATCATTTGAACATCATGATTAATCGTATCAGTGAAGTTCTTTCCTACATCCTTAAAGTCAATGAAATCCATCTTAATGTTTCCATCTGTTACCCATTCTGTACGAGATTGCATGAATTGTAACTTAGATTTGAAGTCGTCTATGTCTTCTGGCTGAACACTTTCACCTTCTGCTCCTACCTTAACATGAATTGGCGCGCCTGCCTTTCTTGATATAAGCTTATGTAGATCGATCTCATTTCCTACTAGTAAGTCTATCTGCTTCATGTTTGGTGCTATGAATCCTAATCCATATGCGTCTTCTGCTATTTGGTTTGTTGGTAGATGTGCTATTTGATGTGGTTCAAATGGGATGACCTTACTTGAGCTTGGTTTGAAGTTCTGCATCTTACCTTTCCATTGATTGTATTTTAAGACTTTACCTTTAACATTTCGTTTAATAAAAATGTTGTTTGCGTTTAGTGGTCTTACTTTAGACTCTTTGAGATCCAACTCCATGAAACCATTTCCTTTTGATAGGGCCTCTCTAATCCATGGCCTTAGATTTACTGATAACTCTGAGTCTTTAACGAATGCATCGATTATTGCTTGGACGTTATCGTTTTCTTTTTCTTTTTTAGTATTAGTTTTAACTGTAAAATCACCGACGATTGAATCAACATACTTGTCAATTGCACCACCAATTATTCCTACGTTCTTATATATCTCTTCTGCACCCTCGAAATTAAATGGATGTACTGCCCCTAGTTCTTTTGGGAATCTAATCTCCTTGTCTGATACTTCTCCTTTAAATGCTTCTCTTAAAAAATAGTCTGTTCGGTCTGATGCATCACACGCAATGTACCCTTTCACCTTCTTTTTGAGCTCTTTTACCATAACCAATCTATTCTGAGAATATATTTAAGCGTTGATGAAGTGCCTATATAGATATGTGTGGTTTATAACTTCTCTTTAAATCGAAGTAGCATCTCATCATCATTGCATCTGAGAAGTCAGTACTTCTGCCTAGTCTTTCCTTCATCTCCTCTTTACCTAGGACCTCAACTTTAGTTTCTTTATCTGGGTTCTTTCTAGCAATCTGTTCTAGATCTTCTATTATCTTGTCCTTGATTTCCATTGGAACATCATAACACCAAATTTTACCGTCTTGAACTAGTTCGGCTAATTTATAATAACATTGGGCCTTAAGGTTTCTATAATTGTGGATCTTCTTAGAAAATGGTGTTTCTATTGGGCTTGAATTATTTACGAATCCTTTTACACCCTTAATACCATCTACTACTCCCCCTCCTAGGCCATCTTCATCTACTATAATCTGACTTCTAGGTACACTATGTATTTGTGCAATGTGTTTTAATACATCAATT